ACAACGCTAATAAAAATGTCTAGAATCATATAATTACTTTATTTTTTTATATTCCTTAATTCAGTATTTAGTTATTATTTTAATCTATTAAAATAATATACAATGTTAATGAATTGGTCTTCACCATTTCTTAATGAAGAATCATCTACTCCAATAAAACAAAAAATTCGTCCTAAATTAATGAATAATCGACGAATAGAAACTCCCGATGATGATAATGAATTACAAGACTATATGCCTAAATCAGGAATGAATAAATTAAAAGAAAAAAAAGAAAAAGACAAGGAAAAAGTAAAAGAAAACATGGAAACATATCAACCTTCATTTGAAGAATCTGAATATCCAATGTATGATAAACCACTTGAAAGTAAAGAATCGCAATTACTTGAAAAATTAAATTACATGATTTATTTGTTAGAAGAACAAAAAGATGAAAAAACTGGGCAAGTTACTGAAGAATTAATACTTTATGTATTTTTAGGCGTATTTGTTTTATTTGTACTTGATTCTTTTTTCAAAACCGGTAAATATTCACGATAATTTCATTTTTAGCAACATGTCTAACACTGATTCCCGAATGTGTTTTACTTGTGGGAAAAATGTTTGCAGTGTATTTGTGTCTAAACAATTATTCGACCTTTTTGACAACAATATTGTATTTTGTTCTTCTTGAGTAAAATTTTCCCACTTAAAATCAGGATTAACAATTTCTTTGTACATTTCTAAAATTTCATTATGGGTAATTACACCAGGATTGGTTAAATTAATTGTTCCTATTTCTTTACGCAACGTTAAATCAATCATTAATGGCAACAATTCATTTAATACCGTCATTGAATTTGGAATAGAACATACTTTTTTATAATTTGTAATTTTAGTAATAAAATTACGTTCATTGTATTCATGTGTAATTGGCATACGAATACGAACATTTAAAATAGGAAGTTGATGCATAAGCTGGTCTGTAAATCCTTTTACAACGGAATAAGATGACCCTGTAAAATTAGGAAGAGATGTCTCATGAAATCCGGTATCTTCACACCCATAAGGATGAGATTCATCATATTCAAAAATACAACCTGTACCCAAATAGGTAAAATGAATATTTAATTCTGTGCATAATAGTGCTAAAGAAACGGGTGCATATAAATTATCTCGAACATTATCGACTAATTTACCAGGTTTTTCTAAATAATCAATAGTAGTTATTTTTTCATTTTCATAAGTACCATGAGTTCTTCCAATAAAACTCATTATATGTGTAATTGGAGTTTGACTTTCTCGAATTTCTTTACGAATACTTGCAATATCATCTGCACGACTTGTTGATTTTAATAAAGGAATATTTTTTTCTTCCAATAGTTTTACTACTTTAGAACCAATCCAGCCATTCGAACCAAAAAGTAGAATCATAGTATTATTAATTAATTTATTTTAATATCTTTTATATTAATGTGTTGCGTATTAAAATATAAATAAAAAGTATGAAGACTAAAAAAATTAAAGCTAAAAATAATAAAACAAAAAGTAATAAAAATGTATCTAATCCTATTATTGGATACATACATGTTTGTCAAAAAGGAAAATGGCAAAAATCATATGATATATTGATGTCTTATATTAATAAATATGGTTTATATAATAAAGTGAAAGAAATCAGAGTAGGGATTGTAAATGATGAAGGAATATTAATAGAAGACAAACGGTTTGAAGACCCAAAAATAAAAATAATTTATATAGGAAAAAGTAAAAATTATGAAAGACCTACATTACTACATATGAAACAATATAGTTATATTGATGAACCCAAGACTTTATATTTTTATTTACATACCAAAGGAATACGACATTTTGATACAAAAAATGAACCAACTGTAATGAAATGGATGAATGATATGCTACATTGGAATATCCAATTGTGGAAAAAAGCAGTACATATATTACAAAAATATGATACATATGGGTGTAATGTTTCAAAACGTAATAATCATTATTCAGGTAATTTTTGGTGGACTACTGCTAAACATGTACAAACATTGCCTAATAAAATACCAGATTATTATACTGCACCTGAAGATTGGATAACGTTGAATACCCATTTTTTTCATTATGACAAAGCATATTCAGACAATCATGTAATGGGTTATTGTGCAAATAATTGCGAACCAGATTTCAAAGAACCTGGTGATGCGGAATATGGTAAATCATTTGAAACCCCTGAATTTAAAAAAAATAACACAATGATTTCATATTAAAACCAACGTTTTAATTCAAGTGTTTTGTCATTTGATGTATGAATAGGATGAGCTATAGGAACTACAAGTGTACTTGCATCCTTTAAATATTGTAAATATCCTTTAGCTTCACTGTAGACACGAGGAACACAATAATCAAGCACGTATTGATTTAATTCTTGAATTTGTTCCTTAATATTTCCTATTCTATTTTCACAATGATTAAGATAGATAGTTCGCATGGCTATTTTGAGTTCTGTATCGGATTGTTCAGAAATAACATATTTATCGCCAGATAATTTATACACACCTGCACGTATCCCATTTTGAATAATTTGTTGATTTTGCACTGAAAAATAAGCGTTAGATAATGGTGTTTCTAACCATATGCCATGTAATGCATCTTGAAATGACGAAGTATAAACTTTAGGAGTATCATATAAAGTTAATTGATTTGGTACATTTAAAATATCAACTCGTCCGTTTGCTTTCATATATTTGTAAAATAAAATATATAGAAATATTAAATGAATACTTTTCAAAATTATGTTTTTGTAATTACTTTATTTTGTTTATTAGTAGCATTAACTATTACTGCAATTGCTTTAAAGACAAGTAAATCAGGGTCATTTCCTCCTGTAGTAGACAGTTGTCCCGATTATTGGTATAATTCTTATTATGATTTAGACAGTTCAAATAAACGTATAAATAATGCATGTAGCGATTCTACGTATGGTTGTTGCCCAGATAATACTACAGCTAAAACTGATGATTCTGGGTCATCATGTCCTATATCTAAATGTTATAATGTAAAAAAATTAGGCACAAAATCTGACACCTGTGGTATGGAAATGGATTTTAGTAAATATTCTACTTGTGAAAAACAAAAATGGGCAAAAACTTGCAATATAACATGGGATGGTATTACAAATGTTTCAAATGCATGTTAATTATAATTTATTGTAATAAGCAAGAAGTTGGTCGATATAAACCCATTTTTCTTTATGCAAAGAATAACATTCCATTATAAATACACCATCTGAATAATAATAATAAGGATTCCATCTTATCGTTTTACATAAGTTGTAATCTATCAAAAACATTGCAGAATCAATTTGAAATACTTCTATTTTATTTCCTTTTAAATAATCTGTAAATGGAAATACATCAACCGGTCGTTCTTGATTAAATGTATATATTTTATTATCTTCTAGGGTAGGAATGATAGATGCTAAATTGGGATGAATTAGATTGTCATCATCCAAAAAATAAATATAAGTGTCTGAATAAGTGACATGGTCTAACGCATAATTTCGTTGAGGATTACCACTTATACCTTCACCTGTATATAGATATTCTTTTATGATATCAGATGAAAATAAATTTGGGTTTTCTGTAATTCGTTTACCATCATAAACAATTATCCATTCTGCTACATGTTCCCATGGAATACTTTTTTGTATGTTAAGTAAATTATCTGGACGTATACATGGAGTAATAATAGTTATTTTTTTATTTATTTCGGAGGGCAAATAAGGTAAAGGCGTATATTTTTTTCTATTCATAACATGAAGTTCATCGCAACTTGCATAAATCATTTTAAAATAATTGATTAATTGGGCATCGGTTGCAGGTAGTGCATAACATTTCATTCTTCCAAAATCTAATTTATCTAATACATCGCATATTATTTTTATTGGAAGGGTGTCAAGTATGATAAAATCATTAGCAATGTTTTTATATAATTCTTTAATTTCGTTATAATTGCGAAACAATGTTTCTAACCCAACAATACAATATTGCTTAGTATAATGTAAATTAATAATTTCATTGCAGTATTTAGGTGTATAATTTTCTATTTCCCATATAGGTTTATTTTGATGTATCTCAAATGCATCTTTTTCTTGTAAATATTCATTTATTTTATATGATTTATAACAATGATGAGTAAGTTTTTTGCACAAACGATTAATTTCAGAATTTCGAATCAATGAAAAATTATTTTCATTTTTGTTCATGTATTGAATGTACCCTAATTGATGAATTTTTACCATTTTAGTATTAACCGCAGTTCGTAATAATAATTCATAATCATCACTTACAGGTAAAAATTCATTATAATTGCCAATCTGTATCAAGACATCTTTTCTCCATATACGGGGGTGGTTGGGAACACTTACGATATGACCAAGAGTTACATTATTAATATTGGCAGAACTAGAAACATATATCCATTTATTTTTATATTTTTCCATATAATAACCTGCATATCCCAACGAATAAAAATTTCCATAATTAAAATTATCACCATTTTCATAAATATTGGTAAAATTCATATACACAAATCCAACCGTATCATCTTTTTCAAAGACTGTAACTGCATCTTGTAAACATTGTGGTGTTATTTCATCATCATGGTCTAATTCTAATAAATATTTTCCTCTGCATAAAGAAACAGCTTCATTTTTAACATTTCCAATATTACCACTATTTTCACTTCGTTTATACAAACGTATTCTGTTATCATTCTGAAATAATTGTTTTAAAAATTGGAAATGTGCATCTTCGGGAGAATCGTCGATTATAACCCATTCCCAATCTTTGTACAGTTGTTCTTTTACGGAAAGGTATGCCCTTTTTATTTTTTCAAATGAATTATAACATGTTGTAAAAATAGAAAAAATTGGGTTTATCCATTTTTTTTCAATAATATTATTCATATAACAATTATTTACATAATTATTGAATATGTCAATAGATTCAATAGTTGACAAATGTATCCATCGATACAACATTCGAGCAGGAAGAATTGAATATACATCTTTGGTATATTCTTCATACTTATTACCAAATGTTACCAAAATAGGATGGTTTATATTAAATAATTTATTTAAACATGTATTATTGTTGTAAATAGTAACTTCGCATAATAAATTATTTTTATGTGTGATAAAAAATGAATCAATATCTACATAAGAATCATATCTAAAAAATATAATAGATGGATACATAATAGTAATACCACTTAATATTTAAATTTGAAATAAAAATAATTATATTAATATACCAAATGCCTAAGAAATCATATATCGATATTATGAAAGATTTGACCACTCCTCCACCAAAAACAGATGTTCCAAATCCTCATTTAGTAAAAATAACAAAAGATAAGATTGTAAAAATATAATATACAGATTATTTATGCAAGAATTATTGATTGAATACGTAGGAACTGTTTTTTTCTTATATGTAATAATTGCAACAGGTAGTCCTCTTGCTATTGCTGCTGCCATTGCAATAGCTATTTACATAGGCGGACCTATATCCGGTGGTCATTACAATCCTGCGGTTTCAGTGTTAATGGCTGTTTCTGGAAAACTTAATCCAACTTTACTCATTCCTTATATAATTGTACAAATACTTGCTGCTCTTACTGTATATGAATTATATAAACGCACAAACATATAAATACATTACATGTAATTAATTATGTTGGTATTATCGATTGATATTGGAATTACACATTTAGCACATTGTCTTGCATGTGTTACAGACACATTTAAAATTATAGATTGGGATGTGTTGGATTTATTGGGTCCGCAACCTACATGTACACATTTTCATAAAAAACAATGCAAACAACCTGCATTATTTTTTAGAGACACTTTCTTTTTTTGTAAAAAACATGCCGTACCTATTCCTTCTTTATCTGGATTAAATAAAACAGAATTAGTTGAATTATGTAAAATACATAATATTACTGATTGTGCCACAAAAGAAATAATGTTATCACAATTACAAAATAAAAAATTAACAGAAGTAAAACGTAAATCGGCCAAAACATGTTCAGCGATTGATTTAGGAAAAGAATTAATCAAGCAATATGAACGATTTGCCAAAGTAGATGTTGTTGTCATTGAAAACCAAATAGGTCCATTGGCAAATCGTATGAAAATGTTGCAAGGTATGGTCATGCAATATTGGATTATGAAAAATGCTGAAGTGGTTTGTGTTTCTTCCGTAAATAAATTAAAATTATTTCACAATGGGCCTTCAACCTATGCTGAACGTAAAAAAATAAGTGTAGATTGTGTTCGTAAACTAGTAGTAGCAAATAGGTGGGATACAAAGTTCGAAACTCATAAAAAAAAGGATGATTTGGCAGACACGTTATTACAACTTATTTGGTATTTAAACAATATAAATGCGGATTACTTAAAATTAATTGTTCTTATATAAACATAATGGACGTAATACAACTTGGACCCAAATTAGATGGTTTAGAAGAAATTAAATTAAATTTTGACCCAATTGATTCCCCGTCATTACCTGGTGTAGAATTGTTAATGAATAATAAGAAAAAAGAAACTGGAGAAATCAAATTAACCGATTTAGATAAATTAGAGAATGAATTAAATTCACTTACACAAGTAAACACTCCAAAAATAGAAATTAAAACGGTAGACCCCCCGAGTATGGATTTTCCAAGAATCGACATTACAAATGATTTACCACGGCCATCTGTACAGTTTGATGAACGTCCTATCAAAGTAGATAAATCATGGGATGGTTTCAAATCAATTAATACGATTGATCCCGATAAAATGGCGGTAAAAGAAAATTCAGCGGAAGTATTACGTGAAAAATTTAAGATATTACGGAAATTAGAAGATATAGAGACTAAAGGAGGTAGACTTACACGCAAATATACAATGGACTCATCTTTAGATGAAATGAAAGGTGAATATGAAAATATTATATCTGAAAAAGAAAAATCAAACAGTGTAAAATTTCAAGGAAAAATGTTAATGGCTGCAATTACAGGATTAGAGTTTTTAAATTCTAAATTTGACCCATTTGATATTAAATTGGATGGTTGGGCAGAACAAGTGAATGAAAATGTTTCAGACTATGATGAGATTTTTGCCGAATTACATGAAAAATATAGGTCAAAGGCAAAGATGGCACCTGAATTAAAACTACTCTTTCAATTAGGAGGAGGGGCAATGATGCTTCATATGACAAATACAATGTTCAAATCGTCTCTTCCAGGTATGGATGATATTATGAGACAAAACCCTGAATTAATGCAAAAGTTTACACAGGCTGCTGTAAATTCAATGGGAACTACAAATCCTGGTTTTACAGGATTTATGAACAATGTAATGCCAACTATGTCACAGCCACCTCCTACATCTTATGTAAATCGGGAACGAGCACAGCCAGATAAACGACCTGATATGAGAGGTCCAACTGATATTAACGATATATTAAGTGGACTAAAACCAAAACAATCTGAAGATGCAACTAGTACAGTTAGTTTAAGCGAATTAAAAGATATGAAAGACGGTTTAACAAAACCAAGACGTAAAAAATCAGATAAACATACTGTTAATTTAGATATTTAAATATTTTATAATATATGAAAAAAGGCGGCATGTTTTTTAAGGATAATCCATATAAAACATGTGAAAATAATAAACGAGATTGGGAAAGGTCATGGAAATCGCAACCAACATATGCATTGTATGATTCATCTTATTTATATCCAGGAAAAATGAATTGGAGAAGTGCAATACCTACTAAAAATAGATTATTAGATGAAACAGATAACCCGCGCAAATGTATTGAGCCTATTAAAACGTGTGAACAAAATAAACAAGATTGGAAAGAATATTGGTATCCCGAATATAGCCATTATATTCCACATATGTTGTATCCAGCAGATAAAAACTTTAAACCTGTTCCGTATTCAATAAAGTCTTCAGACGGTAACCCATGTACCGATGCAGATTTTGAAACATATGGTGAGACACCTGAATATAGAGAATTTATGAATCAACCAGAAAATCTTAAATTACAATTAGCCAAATTAGATAAATTAAATTTTGAACGAACATCTAAACCAGAAGGGGAAGTAGGAAAATATAATGAAAAACGAACGGAATCAATAACAAAAGAAGAAGCAGTTGAAATAGACCGTCGAAAATTATTGAAACACGCGGAAGAAATTAAAATAAATGCAAAAATTGATAAATTACGTAAGATGCAAATTATACAACAAGAATTATTACATCCATCTAATATAAAATTATTAATCAAACTTATAATAGCAAATTTATTTCATTCTGGATATAATTTTCAACAATTAGAACAATATTATCACGTAACAATACCTCGAACAAACGCAAAATTATATATAGATGAACTTTCTAAATTATGCGATGAATATACTCTTGTGTCTATTTTTGGAAGAGGGGCATATGAAAGTATAAAACAACAAATAATGAAAAGCCCTGTAAAATTTATAGGAAATATTAAATCTGAAAATCATGCTGAAATAAAAAAAATATTGGGAGACCAGTATGAAAATTTAAAACTTTATTTACGGTCACCTTCACCACTCCAATTAGGTAACCTTACATCAGAACAAGTTGAATATTATTTGGGTTCAGAAGAATTTAACCGCCTTTTATATCCATTTGATTATTATAATGCACAACCACAAATAAAAACCTATACTAATGCATTAACTGCACAAAAAGAAGCATCAAACACTACACGACGACAAATAACAGAAAAATTATTTAGAGTGGACGAAGAAATAACAGGTGGAAAACGTAAATCTAGAAAAAATGTTAGAAAATATAAAACTAGAAAAAATTATTCACTCCATTCTTTATAATTAAAAGGTGCTACCGTAAGATTTTTAAGTTTAGATTGCCAATATTCAACGCGTTTATCTATAGCACCTTGCGGTACTACATGTTTTGGCATTGGTCCATTTAATTTTGGTTTTTTACCAAAACAATTTACACCCAATCTTTGAAATAAATTATTATTATATCCACCATTTACACCAGGTCGACCACATTGTTCTTTATCTTCTGATTCTTGATAAGATTTCCAACTTTTATATTGCGTAGGATATAACACCATATTATCATCGGACCATCCATAATCACACCAATCGGCACCTTTATCATATGCATCAGTAACTTGTTTAATATTGGCAAGTTGTCCATTATATGCTTTGCAAATTGCTTTTGCATTCATATAATCAAATCTGCCTTGAACGTGATATGTTTGTTCTTTAGATGTATGTGAAATATTTGGAGAGGGTGGTTTATGTGGTTTGGTTGGTTGAACAATGGCAACGTCTACTTCTGGTTTGTTAAATAAATTTTGTATAGTAGCTGTTAAATTAATTCCCAAAAAATAGTGTACACCAATAACACCAATTGTAATAATCATGATTACAAATAAAATAATTTCCAAGGAAGAATACGAATTTATTAAAAAAATAAAGATAAGCATAAAAACTAATACAGGAATGATTATAATTAATGAATCCATATACTTACTTTATTTTTTATTTAAAAAAATAGAATTCCTTAACTCTGTCTAAATAATAGACAGTATGCATTGGAAGTAATGACTTTATCAATATGAACAGAAGTTTTACTTCCATCATCTAATTCTATCCATGTATCTTTTTTAACAAGTGTAGAATAATGTCCACTATGTACACTTCCATAATGATTACATACACATATCAACTGATATGTAAAAGTACCTAATGTAATTTTAAATGGAACTTGAATCATTTGATTATTTTTATGATTTGAATTAGTAAAACGTTTGAAAACAACAAATAATAATTTGGGTAATTTCCAAAAATTAATTTTTTTAATAGCAGGAATATACGTATTTGTAGTGTCATCTTTCCATTCAATTGGTTCAGGTTGTGTATATGATTTAATACAATCATAAATAGTTACAGTAGGTAAAGATGGAATAGGCAAATCTAGTATAAAAAAAGATTCAGGAATAATACTTTCTACTTTGGTAGTTTCAATAATAGAAATAGAAATTCCATAAAAATAATCAATAATAAATGAATAATCTTTACTGTAATTTCGAATCATCATTTCAATACATTTTTTATCAATATTAGTCATTTGTGCTGGAATAGAAATTTGCACATTTTGTTTCATAGATTCATGAAATTCATTCATTATAAAACGTAAAAATTCCGATAAATCATATTGTGAAAATGAAGTAAATAAATCCATATTTTTTTCATTACATACGTGATGAACTACTTTAACAAATCTTGTAGGAGTAATATTATTATGACCATTTAACATTAATTGTCGAAGGTCATTATATTCTTTCAATAATAATGATTTAGGCATATGTTCATTTAAAAAGATGTTTAATTCATCAATATGAACTAAACACTGTAATGTTGCATTTAAATAACATGTATTTCCAATATTAGTTAAACTAGTCATACCATGTAAAATTAATTATATTTAAATAATTTCAAATAAAATATAGAGATAATATATGGATTCTTATTTGCGTACTAATAAACGTTGTAAAAAATCATACAGATATAATAAAACTACTAAAATGTGTCATTCCATGACATCTCCAGAATTGTCGCCCCATGGTAGTTCTCATGTTCGTATCGGAAAAAAATGTAGAAAATCTTTTAGATATAATAAAAGTAAAAAATTATGTATTTCTAAAATAAATAGTCCATCACCAGTATCAAATGCATCATATGAACCAACTGGAAAACGATGTCGCAAAACATTTCGGTATCATAAACCATCTGGATTATGTGTTTATTCAGACCGTCCTCGGATAAATCGCGAGTTACCATTACCATTTGAAAGACAAGAAGAATTAGTTTCTCCAGATGAAAGTGGCGTTTTTGTGTCTCCAGCAAATAGTGAAAATGACGAATTTTATTCTCCAGAGGAATCACCTGTAAAAGTTGCACCTAAAAAATTTGAAAAATTAGACAGGTTAAAACAAATGGGAGTTGAGTTATAAGATATTTTTCATATTACAATGTTCTATAATTGGTGAATGTTTCAATATGATGAACAACGTGAAAAAGTTTCATCAAATTCAGGTTTATGCAAACTAGAATTATATATTATTTTATTAATATATAATATGGAAATATCTGGAAATATACAATCATCTGTTTGTTCCCCTTTGCGTAAAGAAGATGTAAAAAAACGGTTGGCTAATTATAAGTTAAAAAATCCAAATGAACCATTTAAAACTGGTCAAAAATATTATATAGTTGATGACAATGTACCTAATTGTGTTAATTCAATTAATTGTACTCAAACATTTAAAAAAGGTGAAAAATCAAGAAGATTAAATAAAGATACTAAACAATTTGAACAATTTGAATTCGACCAAGATAAATGTTTTAGTTCTGATGCACAATATAATACAGGAAATGAAAAAAAATTATTAGAAAGTTTAGTAAATAGTAGTGACTATGATGCTAATGGCGAATCTAATAAATTTAAAACAAAAATATGGAATACCAAAAATTATAAATATGAAGTTAATTCATCTAACCCTGAAATTTATTATAGAACATGTCCATTTTATGGGTGTAATTCAGGAACAAGTGCATTAGACATTTCCAAAGGTGGTAAACAAAACAAAAACAAACAAACAAAGCGGAATCAAAAGATGAGACGCACACGTAGACGTTAAATATATTTTAATATAAAACTTAAAGATATTATAATAACTAATGTAGGATGTACACTCTATACAATTGGGAACTTGTCTGGGATTCAGATGGTTATTTTCGGTGTACAGGCGAGCTGTATAATGGCAAAGAATGGCAAACAAGCGCAGTAGACCAGCTTACTACTACTCGAGATGGGTATCGTGTAGTAACACGCAATTCTGTATATTTCTTGCCGTGTTAAATTACAAATTGTTTTTGGTGTGTAATTTGATTACATAACACATCGAGAGAGTTGTCTAACCCTAAAATAAAAAATAAAATTACTACATATATAGCATAATCATAATTTTTATTCATTAAGAATAAAATAATTGAAATGAGTATTGCTGCCATAATAATTAATGAAAGTATATACATGTATAATTCTAATTGTTTTTTAGTTTTCATTCCTTTTTCAAAATCTTCATGTAGAAACTGAAAAAAGATAATACTTCTTTTTCCAGTGGGTTCAAAATAATATTCATAAAAAGGCATACATCCATTATATTTCATGACCATATCAACAAAATGTTGTGGTAATAAACAAATAATGGGAAATGCAGACCAACATTTAAAACTGTAAAATGGTTTAAATCGTAAATCAGATTCATTTTTATAACTCCATGTTTTTGTTTCCCATGCACGATTAATAGTAGAAATGAGTTTTTCATTATGAGTACTTTCAATGTAAATTCCACTTCTAGCAAATCGAAGTCCTACTTCAATAATTTTATTTGCTCTATATTGTACATTGACAGGACCTGTATATCCAACCATATGCCGTTTTACCCATTCAACAATTTCTGGAGGAGGTTCATTATCAGGTGATATATATTTCCAATCATCTGCAAATCCATTTTGTTTTTCAGAATAAATATAAGTAAGTTGATATACAATTTCACCATTAATCAAAAAAAAGTCTGTCATACTTTCTTTTGCATTTACAAATTCAGACCACATCATTTCTTTTTTTTTTAAAAAGGGTTTTAATTCTTCTGGAGAAGCAATTTTATAACAATCTTTGCTAGAAGCGGTTTTATGACCATATCTAGGTTTAATAAAAATTGGATATTGTGCATCTTGTGTATGTTTAAGTGTACCTGCCGCCATAGATTGCGACGTAGCTACAAATAATTTATCATAAACAATTTGATGTTGTGGATTTTGGTTATAAGCAATAATGTCAAATTTTGGTATACCAGGATGAATTTTATGTGGAAAACTAGAATACGGATTAAAAATTCCTAAAAAATCTGTATATTTTTTATCATATTTTTTAATAGATTTTATCATAGTATAACTGTATAAAATCTATTCCTAAAATAACGGATTGTCATCAATCATTAATCCACAATAATCAGTTGGGTCCTTGGAATAATCTACAGGCGTATATAAACCTTCAGATACAGCATTTTTTAACATGAATTTAAAATTTGTCCAAAATTCTTGGTGATGACCAATTGATTCGGTCATTAAATGGGATAATTCATGTAATGCTACAAATGTAAGTGTATTAATGTCAATTAATTTCATTTCATTTTTATGTTTTCTTAAACAAAATGCTAATTTGGCACCTTTACCCTCACTATATGCAGTAAATTCGCTAGTAGGTAATGTTTCGACAATTCGTTTTGGATTAAAATTTTTTACTAGACGTTCTACACGTTTATCGGTTGGATATTTTTCATGTAAAATGTCTACCATCTGTTTCATACGTTCAGTAGCTTGAGCAAGTAATTCTGCACTTTGTTGAATACGGTCGGAATCGCGTACACAATATGTATTTCCATCTCGTTTGGCAATAACACATTTCAAATTAAAACTATCTGAATTTAAATAAAAAGTAAATGCAGAAATAATCATAAGAATTATTACAATATACATCATATCCATAAACAATATAAATATATTAATTGGCACCCTGACCAATTTCTAATGGTCTGCGCATCAAGTCAGGGTCAATGGTAGAATGTAGCCATGGACCAGTATTTATCGAATTTTGTGGAATAATAGGTTCTGACCTAAGTTGTAAATTCATATTCTTTTTAGTAGAGCCAACTGTATCTGCGCCAACTAAAAATGTAGTGCTAAGAAGGTTTGCATTTTTCAGATTTCCATTTCCTTGGGGGTTTAAGTTTGCCCATTGTTTATTTGTATCATTTGGTAATAAAAGAGATGGGTCGTCTAATAGTTTTGGAGGAGTAGATAAACCATAGGTGCTTGTTTTTAATCCATCTGCTCTAGAAAATTCACCATTTTGTCCTAAATGATTTGGGGATGGAGATGAATAACTATCTCCCGAATTACCTAAAGACATGTAATTTGTATTTTTGCGTTGAGAATAACCATATAATAACCATCCAAAAACGCCTAATGCTAAAACTAATACAACGTTATCCATTTTTGCCATTTTCATTATATAAAAATATATAAAAAAAAATCATAATATTGGTAATTCCTCTTCAATATTAAATTGTTGCTTAAGTTCTTTGGCAATTAAATATGCTTCTTTAGCTTCTAAAGAAGATTGTTTTATTTTTTCAACAATGCTATTATATTGCTCAAGTGGATTTTTTATTATAATTGCATCTAGAGTATTTGTATTTACTTGAATAACTTGTATGTCAGGTTCTTTTTGTTTTTGGTTAGGTTCCTTTTCTTGCTCTATAGGTTCTTTCGGTATAAGTGCCTTTTCTTGCTCAGGTTCTTCTGATTTAATTAAACATTTTGTAAATGATGTTTTTTGAAAAAGCATAATTTGTTTAATTATAATTGGAATATGGAAACTTTTTTGGCTAAATTTAATTCCTTGTATTTCTAAAATAGTAATAATAGGTGTTGTTTCTGTAATATCTTGCACCATACATGGTTGTTCATTTTCATCGTAAATCAATAATGGTTCTCCCTTAAGATGTTGTTTCGATTGCTGCATATATGCTCGTAATACATAGTTTGAATTTTTATAAATTTTAATAATAGGTATAAAAGCATTTTGAATATCATCTAAATCTATATTCTCTGTAGCAAACCATACATCTCGCTTTTCATAAATAAGTTGTTGCAATCGTTCTTCTAAACTAGATACCCATTGAATTATATTTGTATTGGTTGTTGTAAAAGATAAATCTGTATACATTTTATCTTTTGTAACTACAATTCCTTGTTTTGTAATACTTTTAGGCGTATATACAAATAACGATTCATCATTTGATGTTACATTTATCTTTGAAAAAAAACTACCATTAGCAGTTACAATAGGTTGAGATAAATGTAGTTTAGAAAAATCAAAATCCATATCAGGTTGATAAATTGTCATATACATTTTATGTATTTTTATATGTGCAAATACACGCAATTATAAAAATATATAAAGTATGTTATCTAAATATGTAGATTTTTTGAATAGAGAAGACATAAAAAAAAATCTGAAACAAGTTATACATCCAATTGGAGAACTTATTTTAGAAGAAAGTAAACCCTTTTTATTTTATATTGCATTATTTTTATTTATTCATTTTATATTAACTCTTTGTATTTT